ATTCAGTTGGATTGAAACAAAGGGATAAATACCAATTGTTTCAAAAAGAAAAAAGGGACAATTAAGTCCCTTTTATTTTTTTATAATATTCTCTAATTGACCACTTATATCCAACATCACCACCCCTTAACAAACTGTTAAGATATATAACATCTTCATGTGGTTTTCCTTTATATGATTCTGACAAAGTAACTTGATTATTAAGTTTATCAAAAAACTCTTTTATTTGTTTTACATCGTCAATACTTACCTCACCTGAAATAATTCTTTCAGATAGTCTATTACTAGCACCTCTTTTTTTAAGATACTTTAAACCCTTTTTAACTACCTCAATAACTTGTTTAGGTACACGTACAGTGTCAATCTCTTCTGTAATACGTATTTTAAGGTCACTGGTACCCTTAAAAATTCTATGGTAGGTCTCTTTGTGTATTTCTATTTTTTGTCCCGCAGAGAGCTTTTTTGGTAGTTCATTTTCCATTTGTAATAACCAATCATCACCTTCAAGAATTTCAACAATTCTATTTTTCTTATCACGGTGCCAAATCAACTCTTCCGAGTCAACGTCTTTAGAGAAAACTCGTTCAAAAATATTCTTTTTTATATTTTTCTGTGAATAAACCATTACCAAAATCTTCCAGGAACATTATTACCAAAATCTTTGTGTGCTCTACATGCCCAATAACCGGGTTTAGTTCTATCTTTCTTTTTTTCACACTGATGTCTTGCTGCGAATGATGCTCTCGCACCTGAGTCGTTCCACTTTGCAGTCATAACAGGAGAACCATAAGAAACTTTTATTATTTTACCCGATTGTGGGTTTTTAACATATACATACCATTTTTTTGGTCCACCTGTTTTTGGTTTACCAAGCTCAACATTTTTCCCTTTGTATTCCGCCTCATTAATCATAGGGTAATCCAATGGTAATCTTTCACCTTCATATATAAAAAATTTTCCCAAATCACTATTCAAGAGTTCGTTATCAAATTCATTTTCATAAATTCCAATTTTCTTCAATTCTCTTGCCTCATTAATTAAGTTAAAATATTTTTGACTTCCCGGTCTGAATACATTCTCACTAACAGGAATATCATTTTCCAAATGATATTGTAATTCTTCAGAAATTAGAGGAGTTTCTTTATATTTTTTTAGTGCCCTTATGATAGACTCTTTAATTGATTCATTTTTTGGTTTGTATGAAGTCATTACGGGTTTTTGACCTTTCCCTGTTTGTGTATCTTTCTTTTCTGCGGCTCTCTTTTGTCTACAAGCGGCTTTTTTATCGGAGTCACTCATTTTACCAGCAACACCTGCAGCTCTACATTTAGGATATGCTTTAGAATCCGCATCAGGTCTACCACACGGTGGATGTTTACCATCCTTATCCCTACTACATATATTAACCCACGGACCTTTTGGTTGTGAACTACCTTTCGGTTTCTTTTTCTTACCGAACCAAACGGCTAAATCTTCAGAAAGTAAAATTTCACTCATATTGATTATATTTTAAAAATTGTTATACATATAAATATCAAACAAGGTAATTATGTCACAGAATTTTGAAGAAGGAGTTTTATTTGACACAATCAAATATCAAAACAATGAAGACTTAGGTCGTTTTTTAGAAAAAATGACACCAGAACAAGGTGTTTATTGCTTAATGCAGGCGGCTCGTAGTGGATTTTCTCGAGGTGTTTTCTCAATAGAGGAAACTGAAGTATTATCTAAGGCTATTAGAATACTTACAAAAGATAAAGGTGAAACACCAAGTAGTATTGGAAATCCTGAAATTCACAAATCTTAATTTTTTTATTTATTGTGTTACAAAAAAAAAGGGGACCGAAGTCCCCTTTTCTATTTAGTGTTTTGAGATTATCTCAATTCTCTTAAGTCGAATGTTCTTACACCATCAACTGTAACCTTACCATAGAAACGGTTATTAACCATTTTCTTAGCGTAACGTGTCATAATACCCTTAATAGGAGTAAAGTTGAATGGGTTGTACATAGTTGGAGTCAACTGAAGAGGTACATATGGTGCGTAAACGTAACCTGTATCTAACAAAGAGTTACCTTTGTGTCCCAACAATACTGTGTTTGGTGGGAAGTATGGGTCACGATATACTTGATATCTACCTGCTAATGTACCGATTCTCTCGATACCCATGTTGTACTGGTCCTGCTCAGGAGCTGCGTTTGAAACGTGGAAGTACTCCAAGTCATCAAAAATAGCACTGATTTCAGAAGATACAACAATCCAGTTTGCTCCACCTCTCAAAGTAGACTTGTGAATTTGAGCTGAAATTTGGTTGATTGCTGTAATCAACGTTTGGTTCCAGTCTTTCTGAGTGTACTGAGTTAATGGATTTGCTGAAGTTCCTCTCTTCCAACCGTTGTAGTCCCATCTTAATGTCCAAGCCGCACCTTTTCTAAGGTCTCTCAAGATTTCTCTGTCGATTTCAGCTGCCACTTGCTCTGACAATAAAGCTGTCAATTCAGCTTCTGCGTCGATGTTGTGGAATGCTGAAACGTCTTGTGCCATTTCAGGTGACCATTGTGCTCTTAACTTTCTTTCTGTAACAGAAACAGTTACTGACTCAAGGTCAAATGATACTTCACCAATTCTATCTTCGAATTCCATTTCTTTGTAAATTCTGTAAGTAGTAGTGAACTGTGAACTTGCAGTTGTTGAACCGTTTTCTGTTGTAGTGTAACCTGAGTAACCGTCAAATGAACCTGCTCCGATAGAACATGGAACTTGGAAGTCAACTTCTAAGTAAATCTTACCGTCAGAGTCACAAATGTTGTCGTATGAACCACCGTTAGCCGTGTTTGAAGAACCAAATGCTGGTGATGATGTTCCACCGTATTCAACGATACCTTTACCATATTTTTGAGTTACAACTCTGAACAACAAGTTACCTGTAACTGCTGACCAAGGTGATGTACCCGATTTTGATGTGATTGTCAAATCTGAAAGGAATGTTTCAGTGTCAACTGTGTTACCATCAGGACCCATTAACTTACCGTATGAACCTGAGTTCGAGAAACCTGACATAACAAGTAATACTTTTCTGTATTCACCTGCAGTATAACCTGACGATACCAATGAATCACCAACCCATACAACTGTTACGTTTGGTGCAGTTACAGAAGAGAACTGACCTTTAGAGTAGTCGAATAATCCTGGTGGGTCAAGAGCTGGTTCGTTACCTTCGTAGAATCTATCGTAAAGGTCTTTACCATTGTCTGAACCATAACCTTGATTAGGTGAGTTCTCACCTGAATCAACCGCTTCAGGTGAACCGATTGGTGCGTAGTGTTGTGTGCCGCTAGCACCACCAACATACTGTTGAATTTTAGGTACGAAGTAGAACAATTTACCGATAGGTAAGTTCATTGCTTGTACTGATACAATATCGTTAGCTAATAATTTAGAAAATACTCTTCTAACGATAGGGAAGACAACCGTCTCAAATGACCCTGTGTCAGATGTAGATGATGCTTCGTTTATAAGGTGAGACGCTTGGTTTTCGTAAAGTTGAGCCACATTTTCTCTCATGTGACCTTTCAAACCTTCCAAGAAACCTAATTTGTCCCATTTGTTGATTGTGTCTTCTTTGATAACTTTCAAGTGCTTAAGACCGATGTTACCAACTAAGCCTGATTCTAATAATGCTCCCATTTTAGTTTTTATTTAGTTTTGTTTTAGTTTATTTTTATTTTTGTAATTTACTCATTAAATCCTTCATTCTTAAGAATTGTGGATTTTCATAAGTTTTAGACTCAATAAGGTTTGTCGAAGCACCTCTTGAAGGTGTTTTAGAAACTTTAGACTCAACAGATTCTGATAATGTTGTTGTCTCCTTGCTTACATATTCTTCTTTCAAAGTCTTATATAAAGTCTTAGATTCTTTTAAAGATTCGACAGTATCAAATCTTCTCAAAATGTTAATTTTTTCTTGTTTTGTTGTTGTTTGCTCAGTGAACAATCGTGTTGCGTAAGCTAAGTTTGAATTGAAAACAGCAACTTCATTTAATTTTTCTCTGAAAATATTTAATGCTTTTCTGTATTCTTCATTCTTTGCTCTCAAAGATTCTACTTCTTTAGCCAACTCACTCTCAGATACAGTTCTTACCTTTTGTTTTGGTAAACCGTGTCTTTTTGGGTCGTTCTTAGAACCATTACCCAAAGTACGAGCAGCTTCAGTTGTTTCAGCCTCTTCTTCCTCTGACATTTCAAATGACTTCTTTTTTAAGTTCATACCAACACCCTTAGGTTTGATAGTCATTGAACCTTCTTTCATTTCACCGTCTTCCATTTCAGAATCTTCCATTTCAGATAGGTCAAATGATTTTTTCTTAAGGTTCATTCCCATACCTTTTGGTTTAATAGTCATTGACTCGTCAACCTCACCTTCGAATGCTTTTGTTTTTTTAGTCATACCTTTTTTAGTTGTGTAATCTTCATCACCTTTATGGGTTTTTGATTTTTCACCCTTTCCCATACCGTAGTTACCTTCACTCATTTCTTCGTACTCCTCATCGGAAGATTCATCTTCATAATCTTCCATTTCGTTTTCGTCTTCAGAAATTTCGATTTCGTAAACTACATCGTCTTCTTCGTACATCTTGTCCATTGTTTCTTCATCGTCTTCACCTTCTGTGTGAATTTCATATTCAACATCAGAATTAGTATCCTTAAGATGAATTGAATCTTCATCTTTAGAAACAATAATACCGTCTTCTTCGCCCATAGCTTTAAAGACTTTTAAGATTTCATTATCAGACGCAGTTCTAAGGTCTAAAGGTAATAGAACTTCTTCTTCATCATCTACTTCTAATTCATCACCAGGTAAATCCAAAGACATAAGGTCTTCTTCATCTCCTAATGTTTCATCAGAAAATTCATCATCAGATTCTAAATCATCAGATTCTTCATCGTCTACTTCAAGTTCAGCTTGTTCTTTCATTTTGTGAGATATCTCACCTTTTTCCATTTCTGATACTTTTTCCATAGACTCCGCTTCTTCAACCTCTTCAAGAGATTCCTTTACTAGTTCACTGATTTCTTCCTTCATTGTTGAAGCAAGTATTCCTTTTGCATTTTGAGTTACGGCTTCTTCCAAATTTTTCATTTGTAAAAGTGCCTCTTCAACTAAAGATTTTTTTTCGTTTTGCATTTTAGTTTTAACCAAGAGTTTTTGTTTATTTTACTTAATAAATATCTCAGTTTTAAAAAAAGTTTATTTTTTAATGAAAGGGCAAAAAAAAATCGGGTTTTAGCCCGATTTTAATTTTTAATATTTTAATAAATTTTTTATTCGAAAACTTCGTCAATCTTACTTTCACTGACTGAAGTGATTCTCCAATCGTTTGTAAAACCTTCAAACCTTTTAGTGACTTTAGCTTCAACATCAGTAACACTGAAACCTTTCACCAATTTTTCTTCTCTAATTTTTTTCACTTTGCCAGTGTCAGAATCGACCAAGTCATACTGAATTTTGGCTACAAAATATTTTTCGTCCATAGTTTTAATTTTTTTTAATAACCTAAATAATCGGAAAGTCTTCTCATTAAGTCAACAGACTTATCATTTTTTGTAATGTTTTCAGGTGATTTTTTTTCTTCCTCTAAGTTTTCTTCGTACTCGTTTCTGTCTTCTTTATTTAAAAACAAATAAGCTCCTGGCGTAGATGGTGAAGATACTAAGTCAAAACAAATTAATTCATAATCATCTTGAACTTCATTTTGTTCCCCTTTTTTAGCTAAAGAACCAATACCTCTTGACGAAACCCCCATAGTAACACCTTGTCTCATTAAGTTAGCCGCAACATCACCAGGTGATGAAACAATACCTCTTTCATGGAAACCTGGTGTTGTTAGTAATTTAATCTTACCCATAAGGACATTACCATCCCACCATACATCAGTAATAAGGTGAGACACTCTCTCTAAATCAATTAGTGAAGATTCAGGGTGATTTAACTCAGATATCGAAAGACCTTTATTAATTGCTTTCTTATATTTTTCAACCTCCCTCTTTAATATCCTTTCAGGATAAACTCTACCATTTCTATTTGGTACGCCATATTTTTGAAGTGTTGCGTAAAATTCAAAAGGCTTGGAGTGTTCCATCTGACCATAAGACTCTCTTATTACTTCAGCGTTTCTAAATTCGTTGGGTGATACGGTTCCCGCATCCCATTCAACCAATATACCATTTCCTAAATCGTTTGGACCTAATACTCTCATTGTATTTTTTTATAATAAATACTATGGAATATCAAATGTTTTTTGATTTTGATTTTGATAGTTGAAAATATTCCGACCTTAAAAGTTCATCTTGATAAACAGACTTAGCTATTTTTTTAATTTTTTCTTTTAAAATTTGTGATTTAAATTCAAGAGAATCTTTTAGAAATAGTGTGATTTCTAAACTCATAAAACTTTTTTTATTTAGTTGTATCCCACTTGAGCGTAGGTCCAAATCAACAATAGAGTTTTTTTCAAACACATCTTGGTCAATAACCTCTAACAAATTATGTTTAATTTGTCTATTTAAATTTCCCGTTACTCTATCCCAATTTTTTACCTCTATTATTGGTTCAACCCAAGATTGTATGTTTATGTAAAGTGATTTAAAATTTATTGAATCTACCGTTCCGTACACACATTTCGCATCATCAAAAATTGATAATTTCGATGTTTTTCCTTTTTTCATTTATTGTTTCATCTAAGAAGTTTTATTGTTTGATATATTATAATCAAAAAAAAAGTATTTGTCAAAAACTTCCAAAATTCAACTATATTTATTAAGATAGTATTATGATAGTAATAGAAGTACAAAAAGGTGAAAGTATCGAAAAAGCGTTAAAACGATACAAGTACAAGGTCATTAAGACCAAACAGATTGATATGTTACGTGAAAGACAGGAATTTGTCAAAAAATCGGTAACAAAAAGAATGAAAAAACAAAAAGCCAAATACAAACAATATCTTCAACACATGGAAACAAAATAAAAAAGTCCGACTAAATCGGACTTTTTATTTATAACCCTTGTTCTAATTGTTTAAGTTTATATAACGAAATCAAATCAGATTCACTTTCTTGTATTTTTTGAATTGTATTACTAATCTTTTCTTTTAACTCAGAATCATCTGACTCTGTGATTTTATCCGACAATTTTGATATGACGCTTTCTTTGACTAATTTGATTTCTCCTGAAATTTCTTTTTTATTCAAGGACAATAAAGATTTTAACTCTTTTTTATCTTCTTCAGAAATATTTGAATATTCTTTATTGAATGTATTTGTAACAATTTTCAACATAGATGAAAGTGGAATGTTTACACTTTCTTGAACTTTTTCTTTTTTTGTTGAAAGTAAAAGATTTTTAATTTGTGTTTTTGTCTCTAATATTCTTTCAAGATTTGTAATCTTATTTTCGTAAACTACAAAATCAATGTCGGAGTATTCGTTTTCAACATCACCTTTTAAATTTGTTTTTACCCATTTGTATAGTTCATCAATTTTTTTCTGATTAGAAGAAATTAAATCAGATAATTTTTCGAACGATTCATTAACGTATTCACCAGCAATATCTTTGTTGATACCTTTTTGTGTTGATAAATCATTATAGATAAAGTACATCTCAGAGATGGCTTTGTTGGACAAGAAGTTATTTTTGAACTCTTTCATTACGGTTTTAAAATTTTCTTTACCGTATGATTGAACCATTAGATGGTCTAAATTTGATTTAAATTGTCCGAACTTATTCATAATATTTTTATTAATAAATATTACTTATTCAGTAACTCATTAAGCTTATCTTCAATTTTACCCAAAGATTTTCTTCCTTTGGACAAATCTAGTACGTCTTGACCTCTCAAAATGTCATCCTCAATTAAAAGATTCATATCTTTATCTTTGATTGATTCGGGTGTGACTTCAGCAGCACCACCACCTGCTGCTGGTGCTTCAGGTGTTTCAGGAGCTCCTGTTTCTAAAGATGCTGGCTCACCAAATCCACCTAAATCACCGATAGCAGGCTCTGTTGTTTCACCTGCGGGTTCTTCACCCGGAGCAGGTTGTGTTCCTTTATTACCGTATAACTTATCCAAGTTATCAAATATACCTGTCTTAGTTATCACTTGAGGTGTTTGTTCAAGTTCGGCAGCTACAGCCTTTTCAATTCTTTGTTGTTGAATGTCGAGTTTAATTTCTTCATCTGAGAAACCAAGAATATGTTTTTTAGCCCATGAAGATGAAACTGCCTGAATACCATTACCTGGGTCACCAACAGCATCTTTATAAAGAAGAATTTTTTCTTTCCAAGTTTCTAATTTTAACAAATCAGCTTGTGATGATGGGTTTGTTAGACCTAATATAAAGTTATTTAATTCATCTTCAAATCCAAGAACGTATAAGTGAATAACCGCAATTTTATTTAATTCCTGAATCATAGATTTTTGGATTCTATTAATAGTGCGGGCAAATCGAATATCTTGTAAAGATAAATTTTTACCATCACCAACAACATCTTCAAATCCAAGAAACGCCTTAGGTACTCTAAGAGCTGTTAATAATTTCTTTTGGATATACTCAATGTCTGCAATCTCTGAAAGATTTTGAGCTCCGGGTAGGGTATCGATAGGGTTTGGTGCATTAGGGTCACGAACAGGAATAAAGAAATCTTGGTCAACAGCCATTTGGTTGAATCTTAAATCCACGTTTCCTGTTTGTGGGTCAGCAATTTGGTCTCTTTTGAACTTATTGGCAACACGTTGTACATACGGTTCAACATCCTTGTCATCCATGTTTCCGACAAAAACTTTGAACACACGTCTTTCAGGTGCTCTTGAAGTTCTGTATACTAACATCGCATCTTCTGACAAAATTAACTGTTTCCAAATACGACGGGCTTTTTCCAACATAGAAGTACCATACGGTAATTTTCTGTCGTCACCCAATAATCTAAAGTGAGCTATTTCCCATGTGTTAAATTCTAAACCTTTTTCATTCCAAATAAATTTCAAAGCATCTGTAGTAACATCTGTTTGATATTTTCCTGCAGAAACTTTCATTCCTCTTTCAATTCTTTCGAGTTGAATGTTTGGTAATTGTTGTGTCCCCATAACCCCTTTTTCAGGGTCAAGTTTTAAGTAGACAAAATTGTCTCCATACTTACAAGTATTTCTTGTCCACATAGGTAGATTAGTATTGATATCCAATCTGTTATTGAACAAGTCTGCAAGTATTGATTTAATTCGCTTACTCTCAGAGTATATTTGTAATATAAATCCATCTTCATTTACTGTTGTTGATTCTTCGGCATATATATCAAGAGCTGCTGATATTTCAGGAGTATACTCCATACTTTCATAATCATAATAGGCTGCAAGTCTTGTTGGTTGATAATATACGGCTTGAGTATATAAATTACTTTCAACTTTAGTCCATTGTTGACCCAAATACATCGACTGTTGAGCTTGTAATTTCTCTCTTTCGTATTCTTGTTTGTCGGGAGTTTTAAGTAATTCTTTTTTATCAAACTTATAGACAGGTGCTTGCTGGTCCAAAGTTGAGTCGGGACCAAATACTCTTCCAAGTCTTTGCCAAATCGTTAAGTTATTATCTGCCATTATATGCTTTCAATTAAAAATAGGTTCATTTTCAAATAAAGAAATAAATTTATTTACCGAATAACCATAAATACTTCTGATAATCACTTTGTGTAGGTTGACCAAACTTTTGATTGTCCCTTCCGTAGTTCCCCATTGAGATTCCTGGGTTGAAGTCTTTCATTGAACCTTTTACCGGTGTTTCATTTACCGTCCAACTTTCCACCATGGCTTTTGTTATTTCCGTTACCTTTTCCAATTGTGAAAATGAAGTCTCACCAACATAGATTGCCATCGCACAAGACATAATAAGGTCATCATGTTGTCCCTTAAGGTGGTCAGGTCTACCATTCACGTAAACAAAAGTGTTTAATTCATTTAACAAACGACTTGACCTAATATGAAATCCATGTCTTAATGCCTCTTCAAACGCAGCAATAATCTGAACTCTTTTTGAGTTAAAGTTTATTCCTGGAATTTTTTCTAAGGCTTTTTGGTCATATTTCCATTTATCAGCAACATTTATTCCATCAACATATAAATTCTTATAACCTAATTCTTGTAATTTTCTTGATGTTGAAACTCCCATACCTCCTGTTATATCAATAACCACAAAAGCACTATACATCACCGCCCATTTCATAGCCACCTCAGCAGCCACATCAGGTGGAATTTTACCGAGATACTCTAAAACTTGCTCACGTTCGTCAAAATCAATAATATTAAAAGTTGTAAAATCTTCTGAATCACCACGAGAAACATCGATACCCATAATATACTTGTGACCCTCAACAGGTTCCTTCCACTGCCATATAGCGCCACCCATAAATTTGTTTTCAGGATTTTTGATGTCATTTTCTTTCATCTTTTCAACTACGTCAGGCGGGATTACAGAATCACCTGAACCCAAGAAGTTACATTCTAATTCCTGTGCAATTTTTCTCCTGTCAAATTTTAACTTTTTTGCCATTGATTCAAACCAAGATGAATATGGTTTATAACCATCAGCAAATTGTTTTTTTATTTTGTCAAAATCACGGTCATATGGATTAATGTCTGTATAATCAATGGTAATCTCATCATCTTTATATTCAGCACGATTTAATAGATAATGAACCATATCTTTAACTTTTAAAAGTTTTAAATCTTTAGAATATCGTGGGTCACGATACCAATACATTTCCGTGATTTTGAAATCATTCATACCACGAAGGGCTTGGTCGTAAATACTGTAATAAATTGGGTCGAATCCGTTGGGGGTAGAAATAACAATTACTTTACCACCTGTAGACAAAGATGCCATACACGCAGACCAGAAATCATCATCAGCATCAATAAAGGCTGCCTCGTCAAAAATAAGAATAGTTGGAGTATAACCACGAAGAGCATCCTTTGAAGTTGCAACAGCTTTTACCTCACAACCATTTGATAACTTAAAATGTTTTTGTGCATTCTTGTCATTGGAAAATCCCACACCTAACCAAGACGGCCATTGCTCAACAAAGGCTCTAATCTTGTTTGCCATTTCAATGGACGTATCTTGTTTGTTTGCAATAACAAGAATTTTTTCAGGTTTTGTTTTGGACGCGAAAACTAAACGTTTTGAAACCCAAGCAGATGTAATTGTAGATACGCCAGCTTGTCTATATTTTAAAGCAATATTTTCTTCGTGATTATCGTAATCTTCAATTAACCTTATTTGGTCATGAAAAAGGTCTAATGGAACATACTTGGATTGTGTGTTATCGTAAGTCTGTAAATATGTTCTAAGTGCGTAAGGTGTGTTTTTTACGCATTTAGCATATTCTAATATTGCTTGTTCTTTCGATAACGCCATTAATCATAGTATAAATCATTTATGATAAATCTATACCTAAACCACCCAAAAAGTTTCTGAAGTCATCATCGTCTTCTTCGTCCTCATCATTAGAACTAATAGCGTCTTCGTAGTCGTATTTTTTAAGTTCTTCGATGATTTCACTAACCATTCTTTTTACGATTTGTTTTCCAGCTGATGTTTTACCCATGATTTCTCTTGCAACTTGGAAAAATTCTTCAGTACTCAAAGCTGAGAATCTTGAGAACAAATAGTTTTGAATTTCTTTTAAATCATCCTCAAATAACTCATCAGGGTATGATTCTAAGAATCTTTCCCAAATTACTGGACCTAATCTTAAATCCCACATTTCGTATGGTAACGTGTCTTGTGACATCATAACCATCTCGGCAGCTTTAGGGTCATCAGGTAAACCTTGTGTACCTAATACTTCATATACACCCTTAAGTAACTCGTGAATCAAAATAGGAAAGAACAAACCTTTAACTTTAATAGTCGGGGGGTCAGTCTTATCGTCAACTTCCTCAGTTCCTTCAACACCTTGACCAGTTTCTCCCATCATATTCATCATTTGTTCTGGCATAATCCAATACAACAAATCGTTAATTGACATTAAAACACCATAAAGATTTAAAAGTCTTGGGTCAATTCTATTTAATTCTTCTTCAACTAAACTAAACATGTAATGTCCTTTTTTAGATGCTCCTTGAATTAATGAGTTGATAAATCTTCTTTTAGCCTTTTCCAAATCAAACTTTTCAAAAGCCTTCATGAAGTTATCGATATCATCTTCCGCTTCATCTTCAGATACACCAAACTTTTCTAAAATATCTTCCTCAGATGGTTCTTGAGATTTTTTTGGTAATTTAGATGTGTCTACTTGACCCATACCCGATGTTAGTTCAACATCAAATTGGAATGCGTTTTCAGGTAAAGACATTTCTTTTTTAACCAGGTCAACTGATAAATTTTCTAAATATTCTTTGTTTTCGTTCTCAATAGATTTAACAGTTTGAACGGCTTGAGCCATCATCATCATAAGTTGTTGAAGACCGTTCATTCCTTGTGGAATGTTAGTCAATCCAGTATATCGTTTTACTTTATCAACAACGTCTTTAAATCTTTTAGACGCAATCAACTCTTCAAATGTTGATACGTCACCGTCATCATTAATATCAATATCCAACGCAGGATTATCCGAAAACGGAGTGTCCTTATCTTCAATACTTTTTTGAATGTCTGGTGACATTCTTTCAGGCCCATCATAACTGATTGGGGCTTCGTTAATTTTAATCCTCGTTTTCATCTCTGAATTGAATATTTAAGTTTTTGAATTTTAAAAAATCAGGTAACTCAGCTTTTGGTGCTGGCTGATATTTTGGTTGGTATGGTGACTTCCTATCAGGTTTTGTTGGTGTTTTAACCGGAGTCTTAACAGGCGCCTCTTTTGTGTCACCAGCCTTTGGAGCTGGTTGATGTTTTGGTTGGTATGGAGATTTTCTGTCAGGCGTTGTTGGAGTCTTAACCGGAGTCTTAACAGGTGCTTCTTTTGTGTCCGCTTCTAAAATATCTTTCTTTGTCATTTTTTCAGTCATTACGTATTTCTGAATCAAAGATACTAAAGATTCTTCAATCTGTCTAACAACCTTTTGATGATTTTCATTTTGTTGTTTCACATCTCTAACACATCTTTCATATTTATTCATTTGTTTAGCACTCCATTCACTTCTTTTAGTTG